CGGATTTCCTTGCGGTAGGCCAATTCCTCGCCCACGCTGGAAGCCATCTGGAGGATCTGCCCGGTCAGGTCAAAAAAGACCGTTTCCTTCAAGACATCCACCGCCAGGGCGTTCTCGACCGTCTCGGGGGTTTCCACCCAGCGCTCGTTGAACTGCGCCCGCTCGTGCGGCATGCCGGGTTTGCGCACGGCAGCCCGGTCACCGATGTGGTTAACACCGATAATCTTCTGGCCGTTCAGCTTGGTGGGCTCCGCCGGGCACACCCGGTCGGCAATCAAGGCGGGGTTCTGGAACGCCTCGAGGATTTTCACCTCAACCAACCCGCCCACCACGCTGGTGAACGTGTTGATATTGGCGAAAGCGGTCGGGTCGATGCCGATGCCGGTGCTCTCCAGCAGGGCACGGGTGTCACCCGGGTTGGTGGCCTCGAGGATGGCTTTCGCCTGGCTGAACTTGTTCAGGGCCCGGCTATCCGGGTTGAACAGGCCGCGCCAGCTGGGCCCGATAATTCCCTCCGCCAGCTCCGCCAGGCTGAACTGCTCGGCCCGGACTTTTGCGTCCTTGCTGATGCGGTTGCCGGCGTAGTCGCGGTAGTCGTTGCCGTCCTTGTCACACAGGCCCAGCCCGTGCTTCATTTCGGTCAGGAAGCGCCAGCGCCCATTGGACTGCTGGCTGCGGCTCTCGAACAGACTTCGGATCTTCAGGGGGTTCATTGGTCAGGTCCTTTCGTCGTTGGTTTGGTTTAGAACACCTGGCGGGCGGCTTTGCCATACAGCCGGCAGACCACCAGGGTGGTGGCTGACTTGTACTGCTGCACCACCACGCCGATGGCTTCGGCGGACAGGGCGGTGGCATCCAGTTTCTGGTCGCTGATGGCACCAGCTGCGGCTGCGCCGCTGCTGAAACCAGTAACCAGGGCACCGGGCTCCCAGGTCTGGCTGGCGCAATCCGCCTCATAGATGCAGTCGGTGGCCACCGTGATGTCGCCGGCGGTGGTTTGGGTGGCCAGCCTGGCGGACTGGGCAACGCCCACGAAATTGTCGTGCACGAACACCTGGTCGGTGTTCACCGTGCCGCTGCCCACCTTGCTGGAAAGCGGGTAAACGTCACCGGTGCCGGAATCGAGATACAGCAGGTCGCCCACGCTGATCTGCACGCTGGCAGGGGCCCGGTACACCACCGTGCGGGTGGCTGGGGGAAGGACAAAGCGGGAACCGCCGAAAGTTGCGCTCATCTGTGTTGCTCCTTAGTTCTGCAGCCAGTTGAAAAGGGTGTCGCTGTCGGGGATGCCGGCAGCTTTATCCTGCTTGCTCTCCAGCACGGGGCTGGAGCTGCGGGGCTTGCCGGCCTTGGCCGCCAGCGCCAGCTGGTTCACGGTGCGCTGGGCAGCGTCCCTGGGCAGCAGGGCCAGGTCAGCCAGCAGCTGGCTGTTGGCCTTCAGCCCGGCGCTTTCGCACAGGGCACGCACCGCCTCGCGGGCTTTCAGGGCCTTGTTTTCCTGCAGCAGCTTGCGGGCGCTCACCTTGGCCCGCTTGCCCTCCATGGGCTTTTTGTTGTCTTCCTCGTCTTCCATGTCCTCATCCTCGTCGCCGTCGATTTCAACGTCGATTTCGGCTTCGGATGCGTCCTTTTTTTCTTCCTTTTCGCCGGCCTCAGCTTCGGCGGTTTCTTTCTCTTTTTCGTCCTCAGCCTCCATGGCGTCCTTTTTTTCTTCGCCTTCGGCTTCGGTGTAGCACGCCTCCAGCTTGCCCATGGCCTCTTTCAGGCCAGACAGGGCCTCCTTCAGCTTCTCATCCATGTTCGACTCCTTCAGGGTTTTAACCTGCCGGCTTTCCTGCAGGCTTTTCGTCGTAGCCGGGTCGGCCACCAGGTCCACGTGCCGCACCTCGACGATTTCGTTCACGACGAAGGTGCCGTCCTTGTCCACCTTCCCGTCGCCTCCGGCGTTGTGGCTCAGCCCGAACACGTCGGGCATGCGCTCGGCCGCCTCGCAAATGCGCTCAGCCATCGGGTGGCTTTTCAAATAGACGAGGTCACCGTACAGGCCCTCGCCCTCCACCCACCGGATGTTTTCCAGCTTGCCGAAACGGTCGTATGCGCTGCGCTGGTCGGTTGGCCTGCCTTCCGGGTGGTTGATGTTCACCCGTATGCCCTCATACAGCCCGGCGGCCTTCTGCACCGCCTCCGGCAGGTAGCGCCTGCCGTTCTCGCTGATGAGGCCCAACACCTTTACGTTGTGGATGACGCCGGCGGCCCGGTCCACGCTCAGGGCGTTGGTGGACTGGGTCTGCTCAATCAGCTTGAATAGCTTGCGCGTCTTCATGGTTTCGATTATACGGGCCAATTTTTTCTTGACAAATTAGACGCCTAGAACTTGGCCCCCTTGGGCGGCCGTGAAACCCTGGGCGGCACCTTATGTATGGTCACGTTTCCCATGCCTATTTCGCCCAATGCTTGCCACCAGTATGGGTAGCCCGGGCTGTCAGGGTGCGCGTTTTTTTCAGGGAACGCCACGTTGAGATACAGCTCAATCCCAGGGTCATCTGTCACCCATGCGGGGCCACCCTCCACCCAGTGCAGTTCCACCAGGTGGTCCTTGCCTTTCAGGTGCCAGGTAAATGAGCCTATCACTGCTGCCCCCTTGCCCTGGCGCTTTCCTTGTACTGCATGATGGAAAGGACGAACTGGGCGTACTCCGGGTCCTTCTCCATGAAATTCACAGGGTCATCAAACAACGCCTGCAGGCCCATGCTCAGTATTTCCGAACCGCTGTCGTATTCCTTGCCCACGTAGTAGGCGGAGTTTTTGTCAAAGTAGCGGTCGAAATTGTCAATACGGCCCTTTTCGTCGGCCCCGTAATTGGTGTTTGGGAAAACGTCTTTTAGCTTTGCCGGTTTCTCATCACCCACGCGGTAGTGCAGAAACGTCTGCACCATCTGCTCCACGTACGGGTCCTCAGCCTCCAGGATGTGCCCCATTTCGTGCACGTGCACCTTTGCCCCGTCATCATTCGCCAGAAATACCCTTGGCCTGCCATGAAATAGTTTTGGGTATTTTTCTGCTGAATTTTTGTCCAAGGCAAATGCCCGGTCTTCCCCCTTGCTTTTATACGGGTGCACCATATCGGCCCGATTGGCCACCATGCAGTCGTTCACCGGCACCTCACTGATTAGGTTCAGAAACTGCATGGTCTGCTGCTGGCGTTCCAGGAATTGCTGGGGGTAAAGTTTTTTGGACCCGGTTTCCGTTTGCGTCATCAGCTGGGCCATTACAACAGGCTGGTCCTTGGGCCCGCCCTTCTGCATGGCGTTATGCACCTGGTCCCTGGTTTCAGGTTTTTTGATCAGCTCATTTTTCTGAATGGTTTGGTATTTTTCGATTAGTTTTTCATACAGGCCGGCGCTTTTCATGCTGGCGATAGCTTGCTCGTTCAGATCGCTGCCAATCCTGCGCTCGATGGCTTCCCGTTTCATTTCCGGCGCTTTTTCGATAATGCTTTCGACCATGCTTTTCACGCCGTCCAGCTTTACCTGGATAGGCTCGGCCAGCTTGGTGATGGATTTTTTCGCCAGTTCAGGAAACTGCACGGCCACCCACCTGGGCAGGGGTTGGGCATTGTCGGCGTCCTCCTCCAGCTGTTCCATGGTGGCCGTCAGGGCTGCCAGGGTGTGGTGGGCCTCGTCGTAGCGTTCCAGCCTTCTTTCGTTTTCCTGTTCCGCAGCTTCCCGGCGGCCTTGGTCGAACCAGTCGGGTATTTTCTCCATGGCGATTTTCTTTTCGCCCTCCAGCTCCTTCAGGTCCTTGGCCGTGACCTCGACCAGCTTGGCCATGCGGGCCTTCCCGTATTTCTTCTCCAGCCTGGAAAGCAGAGTTGCCGGTTTCACCTTCAGCGCCTTGTTCGCCTTGGCCTGCGCCTTTTTGAAAGCCTCCGTATCCTTCAGGGGTTTCTGGATGTTTTTAGCCGCCTGCTCGGACGCCTGCTGGTTATTGGCCGCCAGTATTTCCGCAGCCGTTATGTCGCGGAACTTTTCGCTGCCGTATGCCCGCTCATAGAACAGGATGCCCTTGAACCGTTGCAGCCGGCCGCTGGTGTTTATAAATGGCTTTTCCCGGTTGAACAGGGCGGCCCCGTAATGCCGGAAATGGTCCCTATCCTGCGGCTCGATGTGGTGCAGCCTGTTCAGGTTGAATTGCCCGGCGGCCGGATGGACGGCCTGCCGGCTGCCGGTGCGCTTTTCCTGCGCTGCCCGCAGCAGCTCAGCCGTCTGCCGCAGTTGATCCATGCCGGTGGTGGGGGCTGCCGCCCTGGGGTAGTGGGGTGGCTCTCCAGGTTTGGGCGGCAGGGTGGCCGTCGGCGGTGGGGGCGGTGGTGTGGGCGGCACAGGTGGCGGTGGTGGCGTTATGACGGGCGGTGTATCCGGCCGGGCCTCCGGCGGCACGTAGCCGAAACGGCTTACCTGCACAGCCAGCTCGCGCCGCTGCTGGATCACCTCGTCCACCTTGTCCACCCGGGCCTGGCGCTCGCTGGGGGTTTCATCTTTCAGCTGGTCTACCGGCAGCAGCTGCCCCGTCTCGGGGTTCAGGAAATCCGCCCATTCCACCGGCCGGCCCTTGGCCATTCTCGTGACGGTGGCCAGCCTGCGGGTGCCCACAGCCCAGCGCTTTTCCTGGTCGGTGGCCGTCTGCCACCATTCGGCGTAGGTGACCGGGTCGGGTATCAGCTTCTTATCGTTACCCGTAAATAGCGCCTTGGCCGCCGGGTCGTTTTCGATGTGGTCCGCCACTTCCAGCACCGGCGAAAGGTAGCACCGGCAGTTAAAGGCTACGGTGCCATCGGCCTCCATGGGCGGGTTCGGCATTTCCGTGATGGAAAGTTGCCCGGGTTTGGGGTTTTTGTAGTAAATGTTCCCGTTCCGGGCCGCATGGGCCGGGCGCACCCGCCAGTCCATGGTGGCGTGTATCTGGTAGCCGATCACCATGTCACCCAGATCATCAAACGCCTGAAGGCGTGCGGCATGGCTGACGCGCATGCCCTCCGTGCGGGCCACCCGCCTGGCGCTCGTGCGCACGCCCTGCACGGCCGGGCCCAGCAGGTTGGCCAGTTGCTGCACCGTTTGCCCCTGTGCCATGCCCATGGTCACCAGGGCCGCCAGCTGGTCGGGTGGTGCCAGCCTGGTCTGGGCCGCCAGCCTGGCGTTCCAGCTGGTGCCGGCGCTCGGGGCGTAAATGATGCGGGCCACCTCATCAGCCGGCAGGGGCTCGAACAGTTGCGCCTCCACCTGCGCCCTCTGTTCAGGTGACAGCCGGGCCTCCGTCAGGTCTGGCGGGCCCGGGTTGTTTTGCTGGAGGGCCAGGCTGATGGCCGCCTGCGGAGCGGTGGCCATTGCGTCGGCTATGGCCTGCTGGTGGCCCTGCCGGGCCAGGCTCTCCAGGCCCTTGTCGATGCCGGTTATGGCGCTTTGGGTGATTTCCCGCAGGATGGCCGCAATTTGCTCCTGCGTGCCCGGGCGGGGCACCTTCAGGGCCAGCAGCCGCAGCAGCCGGTTCCACAGCCGCAGCACCTTTGCGTCTATCTGGTCGGCAATGGCATCAGCCTGCACCAGCGCCCGCGCCTGCTGGATGCCAACTTTTGCCGCCATGCGGCTGTTCGCCAGGATCATTTTTTGCGCTCGGGGATTTCACCACGCCGGGCCATGTCCAGCGCGATGGCGACGGCCTGATCCTGCGGGTAGCCCTCATCCCGCAGTTTTTTAATCTTGTCGCCCACCTTGGCCTCGTCCACTGATTCTTCCTTGCGGCAGCTGCCAGGTGAAAACGGTTTCTTACCCTTTACGGGCTCGTAGCCGTCCCAGCACCGGCCCTGTTGGGCCTCCTGGGCATTCCGGTCGGCGGCCTCCATCTGGCCCACCACCTTACGGGCCCAGGCGTAGCCTGCGTCACCGCCCCAGCCCTGCCACGCCTGCCAGCCCTTGCCCTGCTGGTCCCACGTTTCGCCCTTTTTGTCCACCTCATGCCGGTCGAAGTAGGCTTTCATGCGGCGCACGGTCTGCGGGGATAGTTCCCGGCCGTTCGCCAGGTCACGGGCCCGGGCGATGCCCACCGGCGTCATGCCCCGCTGGCTTTCAGGTTTTTCCGACCGCACATCCAGCGCCCGCTGGGCCGCCTTCCGGGCCCCCTCCGGCGGCTTGAAATCAATATGCGAATAGCGCCCGCCCTCCGCCTCCGTGTAGGCGCCCTCCATGGCCTGTACGCTGCCGGTGGCCTCCGGCAGGGCGGGGGTGGGCAGGTCAGTGGGCAGGGGCCCGGGCAGGCCGGCGTCCTGGGTCACCTCGTCCCAATTGGCCATTTCCTCGTCCCAATCCAGCCCGATTTCCTGCGCGATGGTCTGCGGGCTCTTGACGCGCAGCGTGCTGTATACCTGGTTGGTCTGCGCCTCCTGCACCCGGTCCCGGGTTTCCACGCTGGGGGGCACCACCTGGATTTCCACCGCATCCAGCACGTTGGGGGGCAGCTGCCCCGCCATGGCCGCGTTCTGCAGGGCCGCCCGCATGACGCGCAAAAACGGCCGCTTCACAGCCTCCTGGAGGGCCAGGCAGTTGCGCAGGAATGGGCTTTCGGCCGTCAGGCTGCTGGCGTAGTTGTTGTTGGCTGCATTGCTGCTGACCAACCACTCGGGGGCGTTGTGCCGGTTGCCGGCGCTCCGCAGCAGGCTCTGGAAAACTTCCAGGTGGGCGGCTGCGCTGGCGGCTGCGGGTGGTGTGATGTAGTTCATGCCCTTGGGGATGTCGAGGAAACTGCCGGAACGTAGCTGCTGGAAATCCTGCTGCTTTCCAGTGAGGGCGTCGTATTGCGTGTAATCCACCTGCCCTTGCAGGAAGGTGTCCACCTGCTGGCTGCTGGCCGCATCGTACTGGCGGATGCCGGCGATGGCCGCCTGCACCGCGCTGCCCTCGCCCAGGTTCTGCCGCAGCTTGGATGCGATGTTGAACGCGTCCAGGGTGTCATAGCTGAAATCCGGCAGGCCCCGCTTGATGGCCCTTTTCACGTTGGCTTTCAGGTGGATCATGTTTTCCGCTTCCACTTCCTCACCCATCACCGGCACGTCTCCGCCCTTGCCGCCTGGGGCCGCATAGCTGACGAAATATGCCTCGATCTGGAAAACGTCATCCACCTCCGTTTTGATGCCGTAGCTCCACTCCGCCAATTGGCTATCGGGCGGCTGGAACACCTGCTCGGGCTCCACCGTGCGGATCATCAGCCGGCCGGATTTCTGCGGGAATAGGCGCAGGAATGCGTCACCATCCTCCCGCCAGCGCCAGAACAGCTCTCGCTCCATTTCCGGCCATGCGTTCTCATAGGCAAAGTCATCCACCACCTGCTGGGCCTGTTCCAGCAGATCGGCGGAAACCTCGATGCCCTTTTTTGCGGCCACCCGGTAGCTGAAACCGTTGCCGATAACGTAGCTGGCCAGCCCGTTCAATAGGCCGTAGGCGTTGGGGTTCATGGTGGTGCATAGCCGGCTGGCGGCCCGCAGGATGGACAGCTGCTGTTCGCTGTACCAGAACGGGTAGTTTCCACCGTAGCGCCGGTCAGTGGGCTGGCTGACCGGGTAGGCGAACTGCCCGCCGTCCCGGTAGCGGTTCAGCAGATCGGCGTAGCCCTGCAGCCAGTAGTCCTGGTCCAGGTAGCCCTCCAGCAGCTTTTGCTTGCGCTGTAGCTGCTTTACCCGCAGGCTTTCCTCGAGCTCCACCCGCTGGCGTTGTACCCTGCTGCCGAATAGCCGTTCCCACAGTGTCATACCAGTAGCCTCCTGACGGGGGGCCGTTTCGCCACGCGCCCGTTGTGCAGGTCAATCATACACCGTAGGGCCAT